ATAGGGCGCGTGCAAATTTTCCCGAGTTTTTTTGATGAGGGTTCAAATTGATGTAGGGAGCGGACATACGGGCAGCAGTAAGGAGTGAAAGTAATGGGATCACGAGGGCCAACACGAACGCCGACGGTCAAACTGGCTGAGCTGGGGTCGCATCGCGCGAAGTCTCGCGCGAAGAAAGAACCGCAGCCGGACACAACGAAACCGAAGACGACGCTGAAGCTGACAGCAGCAGAGCGGCGAGTGTTCAACAACGTCTGCAAGCTGCTGAAGTCGATGAACCTGCAAGCGGCGACGGATGGGAACGCCATAGCCCGCTATGCGATGAACCTGCTGAAGTATCAAGACGCCTGCGACTGGTGCGCGGAACATGGCGAAAGCTACGAAGTGTTCGAGACAGTAAAAGGTGAGAAATCACTCAAGGGCGTCCGGCGATACCCGCAAAGCCAGATCCGGAACGAACTGGAAAGCACACTGCTGCGGCTGGAGCGCGAGTTCGGGTTGACGCCGTCAGCACGTGCAGGACTGGAAGTCGAAAACGCTAACACGAAAGGCGTTGGGCCTGCTTCGAAATATCTTGCCTGACGCTGACGATGACTATTGGTTTGATGAAGAAGCGGCCGACGACGTTGTCGGTTTCTTTTCTGAATGTCTGGTGCACGTGCAGGGGCATCTGGCGGGCGAACCGTTCGAGTTGCTGCCGTGGCAGGAGCAGATGTTGCGCGAGGTGTTCGGATGGAAGCGAGAAGACGGAACGCGGCGATACAGGAAACTGTTCGCAGAAGTACCACGAAAGAACGGCAAGTCGTTTCTGGCCAGTGGGCTCGCGTTGTACATGCTGCTGTGTGAGGGCGAACCGGGGGCACAGGTGTTTTCGGCAGCGTCAACACGAGATCAAGCGGCGTTAGTGTTCAACATGGCCGCGGACATGATCCGAAAAGCCCCGGATCCGGTGCTGCGGAAAGTTACAAAATTAAGAGACTCAAACAAAAGGATCATTGCAAACAATGGCATCTACCGGGCGATCAGTTCGGATGCCGCCGGGGCTCACGGGTTCAACGCGTCCTGTGTGATCATTGACGAACTGCACGTCGTGGACCGGGAGTTCTTTAATGTGCTGGACACGTCAACCGGGGCCAGAGCTCAACCGCTGACAGTGATGATTACAACGGCTGGATTCGATCGGACGTCGATCTGCTATGAGTTGCACCGCTATGCGGAGTCGGTGCAGCAGGGGTTGATAGTGGATCCCTCGTTCTATGCGGCGGTGTTTGCGGCGGATGCGGAGGACGATTGGCGAGACGAAGCAACATGGATGAAGGCGAACCCGTCACTCGGGCACGCGGTGACGCTGGATTATTTGAAAGAACAAGCGACACGAGCCGAAGAAAACCCGGCGTTGGAGAACACGTTTCGGCGTTTACATCTGAACCAATGGACCGAAAACGAATCACGCATCATTCCGATGCACGCGTACGATGCTTGTGCGGTACAATACACGGAGGCAGATTTATACGGGCGCCAATGCTTTGCCGGTCTCGACCTGGCATCCACGCAGGACGTGACAGCGTTTGTGTTGGTGTTCCCGGAAGAAGACGGCGGGTGCAAGGTGTTGCCGTGGTTTTGGCTGCCGGAAGACAACGTCAGCCAGCGGGCGAAACAAGATCAACAGATGATCCGCACATTTGCGGAACGGGGAATGGTGGAGCTGACAGAAGGCAACGAGATCGACACGGTGCAGGTGGCTCAGCAGATCGCGGACATTTGCGAGCAGTTCGACGTAATCAAAATCGGCTTCGATGGATGGAACGCTGCCGGGCCAACGCAGTTGATGAAACTCAACGGGATACCAGAAACAGCACTGGAGAAGATGCCACAGACAACAGCCACGTTCAATGAACCATTCCGGCAGATGCTGGCGTGGATTGGCAACGGCAAGTTCAAGCACAATGGGAACGCGGTGATGCGCTGGATGGCTGCCAATACAGTTGCCCGCGAAGACACCGGCGGACGCATTAAACCGGACAAGAAAAAGTCGCAGGAAAAGATTGACGGCATTGTTTCCTGCCTGATGGGGATGGCCTTACAGATCAAGTACGGATCAGACGCGGGCGCGTACACCGAAGACAACGCCGGCGTGATTTTATTCTAAGGGGGATCAATGAACACAGACACAATTGAAAACAACGTACCGCTGGAAAACCCGGCGGTATCATTACAGGATCCGGCGGCGTGGGACCACTATTTCGGAGGGACGGGCACCGAAGCGGGCGTGAAGATTTCGCCGACGATCGCAATGGGACATCCGCCGCTGTGGCGGGCCGTGTCATTGATCAGCGGAAGCGTGGCCAAACTGCCGGTTGATGTCTTTCGCCGGCTGCCAGAAGGAGCTAAGGAAAAGGACACGTTGCATCCGGCACAGCGATTGTTGAAAAAACGCAGCTCGCGATACATCAAGGCATTCACCCTGAAACAGACGCTGGTGGGGCACGCGTTATTGCGAGGCAACGGGTATGCGTACATCGAACGCAACAACCGGGGCGACGCGACGCAGTTGGTGTTGCTGGATCCGGATGTGACATTCCCGGCGATGGAAGAAGCCGAGCTGTGGTATGTCACCGAGATCCGCGGCGAGCAAACACGCATTCCGTCACGGGACGTGTTCCACGTTCGCGGCTTGTCCAATGATGGAATGAAGGGCTACGACATTGTGACGCTGATGGCGGAAGCGTTGTCGGTTGGCGTGGCGGCTTCCCGGTTCGGGGCGAGGTTCTTCGGACAGGGCGCGAACGTCTCCGGGATTCTCCAGGTACCGGGGCATTTCAACGAAGCGAAGATCAAAGCCACGATGGATGCCTGGGGCAAGATGAACCAAGGGCTGTCAAATAGTCATAAGGTGGCACTGTTGCAAGACGGAACAAAATTCGTCCCGTTGACGGTGAACCCGGCACAGTCGCAGTTTCTCGAAACGCGCGAATATGAAGTGCGCACAATCGCGAACATCACAGGCTGTCCACCGCACAAACTGGGAGATCCGACCCGCACGAGCCACAACAGTCTGGAAGCGGAGAACGAGTCGTTCCTGAATGACTGTCTGGATCACTGGCTGTGCGAGATCGAAAGCGAAGCCAACGTTAAGCTGTTGAGCGACACGCAGCAACGGACCGACTCACACTTCGTGGAGTTCAACCGCCGCGCATTGCTGCGGATGAGTGCCAACGACCGGGCGAATTTCTACACGAAAATGCAGATGTCGGGAAACATGACGATCAACGAAGTGCGGAACGCCGAAAACATGCCACCGGTTGAAAACGGCGACGCACTTTATCGGCCGGCAAACCTGCTGGAGATCGGAGAACAGCCCGAACAAGGCGACGCACCAACAACAGCGGCAGCGTTGTCGGAGTTTGAAATCGCGGGGCTGATCCAGAAGGTCTATTTGGGCGTCGGCAAAGTCGTGACGGCTGAAGAAGCTCGCCAGCTTGTCACACAGGCTGGGTTCAATCTGGAGGATGAGTTCGTGCCAGACACGGCGCAGCCGTTACGCATCGAACCACCGGAACCGACAGAAGACAGTTCAGCCGCGGCCGCGAGTCTGCGGGCAATGGTGGGAGGCAGCGTTTCACGAAGTCTGCAAATTGAAAAGGATCGTGTGATGAAAGCCGCCAAAACAGAAAACAACTTTCTGGCGTGGGTCGACACGTTCTACCCGCAGTGGGTGAGCAACGCGACGATCCCGGCCAGTGGGGCAGAATCGGCATTACAGACACACGCACAGGCCAGCAAAATTGCGTTGTTGGATGTGGCCGGATCGTGTTCCCAGACAAGTCTACCGGGAGCGGTCGCGGAGTGTGTCGCCACCTGGACAGACGAACGCGGGGAAATCATCACCAACACAATTATGGAAAGCACAACCAATGAGTGAAATTCAACTGTACGGAGCAATCGGCGCGGGGCTCGATGGCTCGGATGGCATCACCGCCAACACGTTCGCCGAACAATACGCCGACGCCAAAACAGACGAACCGCTGAACGTCTATATTTCCAGTCCGGGCGGAGTAGTGCGCGACGGGTTGACGATCTATTCGATGCTGGCGGCTCACCCGTCAGAGGTGCACGTGCACGCGTACGGCGTGGTGGGGTCGATTGCAACCATTGTTGCCTGTGCTGCGGACCGGATGTCGATGGCGCAGAACGCCAAGTACATGATTCACAATCCGATGGGACCGTCAGCGATGGCGTGGGGTGATGCGGACGATTTGCGAGAAGCCGCGGCCGAAACGGAAAAGATGGCGGAAATTCTGGATGGGTTGAAAGACTCGATGGCCGACATATATGCAGCGAGGACGGGCGGCGACAAGTTACAGATTCTCGACTGGATGGCGGCTGAAACATGGTTCAGCGCGGCGGAAGCACAGCGGGCCGGGTTCGCGGATGCGGTGATCCCAAACAAAGCGGTGGCGGCCAGCGTCAGCAGTGAGCCATTCGCGGCCGCTGTGGAGTCCGTGGAGGAGCTCGAACAGTTGCAGCAACTGGTGGCAGGGATCACGCCAAAGCAGCGCCCAGAACGGTCAGCGGCATTGCTGGCGAAGGCACAGGCGAAAATGGGGTTGACGATGCGGGTTGACTGACGATAATACGCACCGAACACACAAACAGATCAGACGCCCCGCTGGCAAGAGCTGGCGGCAGTCTGCGTAACGGGAAGACTGCAAGAGCACGATTCGCCTGTCACACGTTCACACGTGTCGAGGCTGTCGTGCTTTTTTCGTGCCTCGACAAAACAACCACATTTTGTGAGGCAAAAACAATGGACATTCAGAAGAAAGTGGATCAGCGTGTCAAGCTGATCAAAGACGCACAGGCGTTCCTCGACGAACGCGACAACGGATTGACCGCCGAAGAATCGACACTGTTCGACGCCATGATGGCGGACGCGGACGCGATCAAGGCGGAAATCAACGACGCGGTCGCCGAAGAACAGGTCAAGGCCAACCGAGTCGCCCGGATCGAAGCGGCCAACGCCGATCTGGAAAAGATCCGATCACGGGGAGCACTGGATTCACTGGTGGCAACGGGTGGCAACGTGCCACAACTGCCGTCGTCTGATCATCGGGGAGTGTCGCAGTCGGAAGCAATCGCGGCCGCTGTTGACGGGTTGGCTCGTCACGGGCATCCGCGGCTGATGGACGAAGAAGCACAGGCCGCCGCGAAAGCTGCCGGCATTGGCTTCAACTTTGACACTGGCTCGCCATCACTGGAGATTCCACTGACGGCACGTGCTCCAAAGTCGCTGGATGAAATCTATGCGGCCCAAAGCACGAGCAACACGGCGGGCGGCTATACCATCCCGGAAGGCTTCGTGGCCAATCTGGAAAAGGCCCTGCTGACCTATGGATCGGTTCGGTCTATGGCGGACGTGCTGCGAACCGCCAGTGGAAACGATTTGCCGTGGCCAACCGCGGACGACACAGGCAACGTCGGCGCGTTGCTGGGCGAAAACGCAACGGAATCCGAACAAGATGTGACGTTCGGTGTATTTTCGCTTGGAGCCTATAAGTACACGTCGAAACTTTTGAAGACAAGTATAGAACTCCTCTCAGATAGCAATATAAATTTAGCGGCAGAGCTGGGCACGATGCTGGGCGAACGGATCGCACGCATTCAAAACCAGCACTTCACGACCGGCACGGGTTCCAGTCAGCCAACAGGGTTGACCGTAGGAAGTGCCACAGGCGTGACAGCGGCGGGTGCGGCAGCCATCACAACCGACGAAATTCTGGATCTGGTCGCGTCGGTCGATCCAGCCTACCGCATGGGCGCGTCGTTCATGATGCACGATTCGACGAAGACCGCGTTACTGAAACTCAAAAACAGTAACAACGATTACATCTGGCGGGCCGGGCTGGAAGGTGCGGCACCAGATACGCTGCTCGGCTATCAGGTCGTGATCAACAACGACATGCCAGAGCTCGCCACCGGCAACGTCACCGCACTGTTTGGGAACATGGGAGCCTATAAGGTCCGGGAAGTTCTGAACACGTCGCTGGTTCGCCTGAATGAACGATTCGCAGACGCTCACCAAGTGGGGTGGGTTGCGATCAATCGAGCGGACGGCGGACTGCTGACTGCCAGTGCTACAAATACACCAGTTAAGCATCTGGTGCAGGCGTAGTTTTGAGAATTGCGGCGGCGTCCGGTTTGGGCGCCGTCCTTCTTCTTTCTGGAGTCGCAACAATGAAGATCAGACTGCTGATTGCACGCGCGGGAAAGCACTTTTCGAATGCACCGGGTGAAGTGATCGAAGTGGACGACGCCGAAGCCAGAACGCTGATTGAACGCGGACAGGCGGAAGCCGTCAAAGCAACACCAAAACGCAAACCAAAGGCGGCCGCCGAATGACGTATGTCGTGACGACGGAGCCGGCAGTTGAACCGCTGGCACTGAGCGAACTCAAGGACGTGTTGCGGATCACAACCAGTGATTTCGACACGGAGCTGACGCGACTGTTGACGGCATCACGGCGGCAGGTGGAACATGATTCCCTGCGGCGGTTGGTCACGCAGACGGTCAAACTGTATCTGGATCGGTTCCCGGTCGAAAAGGAAATTGAAATTCGGCAGGCGCCGGTTCAGTCGGTGACGTCGGTCACCTACGTGGACACGGCCGGCGACACGCAGACGCTGAGCGCATCCAATTATCACGTGGACACGATCCGGGAACCGGCCCGCGTTGCGTTGAAGACAAACACGAACTGGCCGGAGACCGAAAGCAACACGCCGAACGCGGTGGTCGTCGAATTCGTGGGCGGGTACGGCGACGCCGGCGCAGACGTGCCAGCAGAAGCCCGTCTGGCGGTTCAACAGTGGGCAATGAACGAATGGAGTGATTGTGCAGACACAAGCACGGGCGACGCATACCGGCGACTGATCGCTGCGTTGCGGTGGACGGAGTATCACAAGATTTGAAAACGTGCGTTCGACAATACGACAAGAAAATCAGCGTGGAGACGTTGAGCACAACCGCCACGGCGGACGCTCACGGCTTCATTGATCCCACAGCCGGAACCAACTGGAGCGAATACACGACCGCCTATGCGAAGTGCTCCAGCAAAGGCGGGCGGGAGTTTTGGAAGGTCGATCAAGTGCACGCAGACGTCAGCCACGTCTGGACGTGCCCCTACAATGCGACACTGGCCGCGGCAACGCCGGATATGCGGCTGACCTATGACAGCAACACATACGAAATTCTGAGTGTGGTCGTTGTCGATCTGGACAACGTGCAGATCGAAATTCAAACGAAACGGGCTGTGTAATGGGTTTACAAAAAAAACTACTGACACCCAGACAGGCCGGAATCGGAAGCGGAATCGGGCGGGGCAGTAATGTCATCAGCGGTGATAAACAACTGATGAAGCTACTAAAAAACCTGCGGGAAACCGCCGCGCGCCGTGTGAATACCGCCGGTTGTGTTGCGAGTGCCAAGGTGTTGTCAAAGGCCGCGAAATCTGAAGTGCCGGCGAATATGAAGAAAGCCAAGCAGGGCATCGGGTGGCGACGACTGAAAGTGAAAGAAGCACGAGACGGCGGCGCAAAAGTGGGCGGCAAGGTTGGGAGGACTGCAAAGAAAGCCAGATCGCAAAATGCAACGCTCCGTAAAAAAAGCCGTTCCGGTCGCCGTGGCGTCGGTATTTCGGGCAGCAACATTCACTGGCTGTTTTTGGGAGCCGGTGAGCCCGCCGGAAACCCACGCCGTGAGACTGGCAAGAGTGGTGGTCCGGTGCGTGACACGGGCAACATGGAACCGGTTATGCGGCCGATGCTCGACATCGCCAAAGGTCAGCGGGGCGTCATGATGTCCGCATATAAGGAGGCAGCAACAAAACAACTGGCAGAAGAAGTGCAAAAAGGAAAGGCATTTTGAGAGCCGCATTGATCACAATTTTGACGGGTGACACGACGGTTGCCGGTTTGGTCGGCAGTCGCGTCTATGTCGGCCACGCACCGCAATCGGCCGCCCTGCCGTATCTCGTGTTGACGGTCATGAGCTCAGAAGAATTCCAGTTGATCAGCGGCACCACGGGAAGCCGCCAGGTCGAATTTGACATTGACTGCAAAGCACTAAGGAGCGTCACGGCGGAGTCAGTCGGTAACGCCGTGAGGTCGGCATTAACCAACTACAGTGGCACCGTCGGGTCAGACACCGTCCACGCCATTATTGTCCAGGGAGAATCCGGCGATTATGAACCACCAAACGACGCATCAGACACAGGCATTCACACGGTGACGATTGAAGTCGCCTGCCAATATTCACCAGCATAAAAGGAAACACACATGGCATTTACACCAGTGGTTGGAACCGTCCTGAAAATGGGAACCACAGCAGTAGGACAAGTCACATCATTCAGCCTGGACGGTATCGAATTGTTGACGTTTGACGCGTCCACATTAAGCGATAGCGGCGGCTGGAAAACCTACGCACGAGGCGGACGCAAAGAACCGGGCAACGCGTCAGTCAGTCTGCTTTACGATCCCGACGACACAGAGCACAAAGCAATCGCGGCACTGTTTACGGCGGCCACACCGGCCAACCAAAGTTGGACCGTTGAACTGGCCGACCCAACGCCAACGTCGATCACGTTCACGAGTGCCGGCGGGTCGTTCGGCATCGAAGCCAGCGGTGACGAAGCGGTGACCGCGACGTTGGAATTGAAGCTGACCGGATCAGTCGGACTGCCTGACAGTTAAGGGTGAAACATGAAGGCGCGAATGATTCGCGACTTAGAGGCGTGGCCGTCGATCATGGACAGCCAGCCAGATCTGATTACATGGCGCCGCGGGTTCCCTTGGGTGACCTGCGGCACTGTGTATGACGACGCGCACGCATGGAAGCATTGCAACATCGGACATTCCGAACCGGCGGACGAGGAATGCCGGGTGATGTGCGAACAAAATCCACCGAAAGAATACGAAAAAAACATGCTGGCCTATCACGATCGAGTGATGGCCGAGCGGCAGGAATGGATCGAAGAAGTTCAGTTTTTGAAAGAGCTCGCTGAGGTAGACGAGGACGAGGACGAATGGGAATAACACGCGAGACACTTTTGAAGCCACTGCCGGTGGACATCGAAGAAGTGAGCATTCCGGAGATGGGCGGCAGCGTCTGGATCAAAGGAATGACGGTCCGTGAGCGGAACATGTTTGAGAGACAATTCCAAAGCCAGAAGGGCGAGCGATTACAAAAGCGGATGTCAGAAATTCGACAGCGAATGCTGGTAGCGTGTGTCTGTAACAAGAAGGGCGAGCCACTACTGACCAAACATGACATCGAAGAAATCGGCAAACAACGAGCCGACATAGTCGAACGGCTGGTGACAGTCGCGCAGCGGGTTTGTGGGTGGAGTGATGCAGACGTGGACGACATGGCAAAAAACTCAGAAGAGACGAGCGAGAACAGCTAGCAATACGGCTGGCGAAGATGTGCGGCACTACCGATATCGACGCCGTGTGCGATGGCATGGACGAACAGACTTTTCAGAGGTGGCAAGCGGCGGATGCGGTGGGGATGCTCAATCATACGGATCGGATGTTGGGCCTGATCGCGTTTCTGTTGGCGTCATACATGGAAGTGAAGATGGGACGACCGAACGAACTGCAAGAGCTCACCATGCCGTGGGTGCCGCAGGCTGAAGCGGCGTCTGCACAGGATTTGGTCAGAGAACTGCGGACAAAACTGGGGCAAGACTGATGGCAACACTGGGAAATTTGGTCGTCAATCTTAGCGCGAACAGCCAACGGTTTTCCAAGGGTATTGGCAAGGCCCAGCAGCGGCTGACGAAATTCGTTGCAGGCGCAAAAGCCAGTATGGCCAGCGTCGGCGGAATTGTGGCCAAAGTCGGCGGAGCCATCGGCGTCGGCGGGTTAGGTTTCGGTATCAAACTGGCGGCCGATGCGGAATCGGCACAAGTCGCGTTTGCAACATTGCTGGGCAGTTCAGAGCGGGCGAAGAAAGCGTTGTCAGATCTTCAAGGATTCGCGGCCAGCACGCCGTTTGAACTGGGCGATTTACGGAACGCGTCAAAGCTGCTGCTGAATGCCGGCGTTAGCACGGACGAATTGATCGGCCGGATGACAATGTTGGGCGACATCGCCGCCGGCACAGGAAAACCGATCAACGATTTCGCACAGATTTATTCCAAGGTCAAAGCCACCGGGAAAGTTTCCCTGGAGACGCTCAACCAGTTAGCGGAACGCGGCGTTCCGATTTATGACGCTCTGGCAAAACAACTGGGCGTGAGCCGTGAAGAAATGCTGAAGATGATCAGCAGGGGCGAGGTTGGATTTAACGACATGCACAACTCGCTTGCGGGTATGAGCGAGGAAGGCGGCACATTCGCGGGCGGGATGAAGGCACAGTCAACGACGCTGGCCGGGTTGTTCTCGACAATGAAGGACAACATCGGGTTTGCACTGCAAGCCATCGCGGAACAGATCATCGAGACGTTTGATTTTAAGGGCATCATGGGGCAAGTGATATCCTTTGCACAGTCGTTAACGGCGAGGATTGGAGACACAGCCAGTGTGTTCCAAACCGTCGCGGGATATATCACGGGCACAATCGTGCCAGTGTTTACGACATTTGGGACAATAGTGGGTGCGGTATTCACTGCGTTGCAAACGTATGTGATGAGTTACGTTGGCGCAGTACGGGCAGGGTTCAGCAGCGCAGCCGGTGGCGTGATATCATTTGGTGACGGGCTGGGTGGTCTGGTCAATGGATTTGCCGCATTCGGTCAAATGGCTGTTGCCGCAATCAATGGACTACTTCCGTATCTGGCGAAGGCGGGGGAAGTTGTCGGCGGTTTTGTAGCGGTGGTGATACAGGGTGGCGCAGCAATCATAAAGGAAGTCGGCCCGTCACTCATTCAAACGTTTTCAGTGTTGGTAGGTTGGATTTCAGACGGGGCAACGATGTTTGCCGGCTGGGCCGGAAGTATCATTCAGGCCGGTGCATCAATGTTGGGGCTAGGTGATACCACCGGCTATTTAAGTGAAGCATTTGGCAGCGTTGGGGCGGCGGTCTCCACAGTAACAAATTTCATCACAGACGCATTTACCGTCGTGCGAAATGCGATCGCTCAAGCAATCACGTTTGCGGTTGGTATCGGAACCGTGGCGTTTGAGAACTTCGGGGATATCGCGAGTTTCACCGCCAATTCGATCGCGCTGTTTTTTGTCAAGGCGTTTGAGCGAATGAAGTATATGCTGACAACTGTGGTGCCAGCGGCCGCGGCGTGGCTGTGGGAAAACATGGGAACACTGTTTACCGACGGCGTCAATTTTGCAATGACCGTATTCGGCAACATGTTGACCAACATTAAAAACGCATGGACGGCGTTGTGGGATTGGATCAACGGAGATTCCGACACATTCGATTTTGAGTGGAAAGGGCTCACAGATGGATTTGTGGCCGAAACAAAGAAGTTCCCGGAAATTGCGGAACGCGAAATGTCAGCGTTAGAAAAGACACTCACCAAGAACGCGGAAAAGTCATCAAAGTCAATTGGCGAATCGTACAATCGCAACGTCACCGAGCCACTGGCCGAACTGGCGGAAATGCAAGCACAGGCAGGTATGCCCACACCACCGGAACCACCGCAAATACCGACCGCGCCCACACCACCGGAACCACCACCGGAACCACCGGCTGGACCAGAC